GGAAAGGACACGACGGTTGCTGGGGGGTCTGGATGGTGACGCGTGACCAGTTCATTGTGGAATGCCAACGGATCATAGATGGTTTCAACAGCAAAGATGACATGGAAGGGCTGAGGGAATGGATGCGTTACATGGTACGGCACAACATCTTTTTCCTTGCCCTTTTCGTATGTGAACGCGAGGATTTCAATCGTGATTGGCTCTATGATAGATGCCAAGAGGTACAGGCGCACCCGGACGGTTTCATAGACATATGGGCCAGGGAGCACTACAAAAGCTCGATCATCACATGGCTGAAGACCATGCAGGATATACTGATTGATCCCGAGGAAAGAATCTGCATCTACAGCTTCAACCAGACACTTGCCAAGAGTTTCGTGAACCAGGTAAAGACGGAGTTCGAGACGAATTGGCGCCTTAAATGGTTATTCCCCGAGATCCTTTGGGATGATCCCTTGAAAGGTACCTATATCGATGAGAACGGTGTCAGGCAAAGGATCCCATGGACAACCGACAGCATACGGGTGAAACGAAGGAACAGGGCCAAGGAAGACACTCTCACCGCTTCAGGACTGGTTACCGGGCAGAAGACGGGTGGGCACTATACGATTCTTGTGTATGATGATGTTGTGACACTCGACAGCGTAACCACGCCTGAGATGATTGATCGTACCACCAAAGCATATGAGATGAGCTTGAACACCGGGGCCAGTTCAGGGGGGAAGCCTACAAAGGTGAGGATCATCGGTACCAGATACCATTACGCCGACACCTATTCCGTGATCCTCAAGAGAGGGTCTGCCAAACCAAGAATCTATCCATGCGTGGATGACCATGGGAATCCTGTATTGCTCTCGAGGGAAATCCTGGCAGACAAGAAGAAGGATCTTGGGTCTTGGGTCTACGCCTCGCAGATGATGTGTGATCCCAGACAGGCTGGGAGCATGGGATTCCTGAGGGAGTGGATCAAGCCATGGACTCCTACAATCTGGGAAAATCTCAACCGTGTGATAATCGTAGATCCTGCAGACAAGATCAAGCGCAAGTCTGACTATACAGTCATGTGGGTGATTGGATTGGGGGCTGACAGGAACTACTATGTGATTGACATGATCAGGGACAAGCTGTCCCTTACGGGAAGGACGAATGCCCTCTTTGCCCTGCACCAGAAATACAGGCCCAACCTGGGTGTGTTCTATGAATCTGTCGGTATGCAGGCAGATACACAGCATATCGAGGAGCAGATGGAACTGAGGAATTACCGGTTCCCTCTGTATCCCGTGAAGGCAACCAGTGCGAAGGGGCTGCGTATCGAATCCCTGGAGCCGTTGTTCAGCAATCACCGGATATATATGCCTGAGGTGATCTGGTGGAGGAACTGGGAAGGGGAGACCGTCAATCTCATGGAACAGTTCCTGCAGGATGAATATCTCGCGTATCCCTTCTGCAGCCATGACGACATGCTTGATGCGTTGAGTAAGCTGACCGATGAGCAAGTCACCCCAATGCTCACATACCCTGATGTTGTGACAGCGGAAGAGCTTTTAAGAAGGAGATTGGGAGCGGACCAGGAGGAAGAGGAATTATACGAGCCGTTTTGATATGGAGAACCATTCTGATCGAAACAGTCCATCTCACAAATCTTTTAAACACATGCAATGTAAAAGCAATGTAAAAGCAATGTTTTTGCAACCTTTATAGTTCAATCATTAAGACCTACCATAGAGACAAACATAGCAATCGGTTACCAAGAATCCCTCGGGAATGGATGGGATTTCCTGTTTATCTACGTTGACGTTTGCCAGTTATCCAAGCTAGATAAGACACACTTCTGGTCGAACAAACCTTGATCTCAGAGACATCTAAAAATAGATATCCCTTAGGGGTAGAACACGGATGTTGGTTAAATGCTCAATAGATATTTTGATAAAATTAGTCAGATAAAAGAAATAGAGAAAAATAAGAGCAATCAAATGCTTTACACGTGTATTACAGGTGTAGAACAATTGTTCTTCATTTGTTCTTCTATAAATAAATAAATAAATTAAATAAATCAAAATAAATAGTAGTTGTAAGGGAATTACTCAACAATACTCAACTCACCTTCTTTCTGAAGAGAGTGGGGATGACGTTATAGTTTTGGGACGATACTCAACAATACTCAACTCACCTTCTTTCTGAAAAGAGCGGGGTCAACGTTTGCGATCAAGGGTACTTATCCGTTGCTGATTAACACAATGTCCCCATGAATTGTGTTTCACTTGTGATGTGGATACAAGGAAAAAGAGGCTGGAAGACCTCAAGAAATCATTGCTGGAGACATTGTCGGAGATGGAAGATATCCGTCGACCCACTGAGGGAATCAGGTGGGAAGCTTGCGCATTTGCAAAGCACAGGACCGATGCTTTCAATGTTGGGCACAGCAATATCAAGCCTGTAAAACTACACACCAATGTTCAGGTGGAGGCCATCAACACCAGCGTGAATGGGATCATGGGATATCTGATCAGCCAGAATATCCGCTGGTTCAGCTTCACAACCCAGGGCAAGAACTTCCAGCGATCGGACAAGATCTACGGGGCGAAGGATTACCTCGAGCAGGTGATCTCCATGTTGCTCAATGTATTTGCACAGTGCAATTTCTATTCGGCTACACACCTCGCCACAAAGGACGCATTTGTACAGGGGACAAGCGCAGAATTCATCGTGGACAACCTCGATAATGGGGGCATGGTGTATGACACCATCGACCCGCAGGAGTATTACATCGGGGAGGATGAGATGCGGAAGGTGGACAAGTTCTTCCGAGTCTACGAGATTCCCGTGAAGCTTGCTTATGAGCGCTGGGGGGACCATCTACCGAAGGAAGTTCTCAGGATGTACCACAATGGTGCAGGCCATCAGAGAATCAAGATGCTCCATGCAATCTATCCTCGTACCGATGCGTTGGACAAGAAAGGTAAGGCGATCATATCCACCGAGAAGCGCTTCGCATCTGTGCACTACAGCTATGTGGGTGATGAGGTGTTTGCAGAGAGTGGCTATGACGAATTCCCTGTAGCGGTCCATAGGTGGACCCTCAACGGCACCAGTCCTTACGGGAGCTCCCCGGTCATTGAATACCTTGAGGAAATCAAGAAGCTGGACAAGCTTGAATACCTGTATGCGACATCCGCCGCAAAACAGGCAGATCCTCCAATCTTTGCCCCTGAGATACTCAAGGGAAGGCTCAACCTCAATCCAGGTGGGCGGAATTATGCAAACCTTGCACAGACGGGGGAACCAAAGCTGTTCCCGTCCTCCCTCGATCTCAATCATCTTGCAAATCAGATCCAGATTCTGACCCGTATGCTCCAGGCTGTATTGTACTCTGACCTGTTCAACATCCTGATGCGGCAGGATCAACAGAGGACCGCTACAGAGGTACGTGAGATCAAGGGGGAAGGTCTGGTATTGCTCTCCTCAATCATCGGGAACATGCAGGAAGAGAAAATCACCCCACTGGTCATGCGGACGTACAACATTCTCCGCAAGGGAGGCTACCTGCCCCCACCACCGGAGGAGCTCATCAAGGCTTCTGAGAAAGGGGAGGTCAAGGTTGAGTTGGATGGACCACTCGCGCAGAACATGAAGGCATATCACCAGACGACCGGTATCACACAAGGCATGCAGGCTCTCGCAGCTGTCATGCAATTGAATCCGGATGCACAGGTGAATGTAGATTTCGATGAGCTGATTCGCCAGGCGATGAGTGCAAACGGGATGCCACAGACAATCATCCGTGAGGTGACGGAAGTGAAGAAAATCAAACAGAACCAGCAGAGATTGCTGGAAGCCCAAGCCGAGGCAGAGAGGCTCAAGATACAGGCTGATGCAGCCGGGAAGATGAACAGCCCAGAAGGGTCCTCTGCTCAGGAGATGATGCAAGGGGTGGTAGGCAGATGATCAACAAGGAACAAGAGATAGACAGGGAAACCATCAGCATGCGCAATGCGTTGCGTAACGTCTATCGGACAGAGGAAGGCCTTTTTGAACTGGCAAGAACCCTGCGTGAATGCGGGGTGTTCGACCAGATTCCTTGTGAGCCCGGGGCTGTGGAACTGCACAACCACGGCATACGGAAGATGGAAGACCTGGGCCTTCTGGATGAGGAGTCCTTGATTGAGCTCCTGAGATGGATGCTCAGCCATGAATGGAAACAACCGGTCGACTGACCGGATGAAGGAGAACGCGATGGTTACGAACAATGGGACCAACACTGCTGTTGAACCTGAAGCCAACGGGGCGCCTGCGGCTGATGGGATGGAACAACAGGGGTCTGGGCAACCTGAGGGAACCCAAAGCACTGGCAATTCCACCCCTGAGGGTGGGAAGGGTACGGCCAGCCCTGCGTGGATGGCACAGCTACCGAACGACCTGAAGAACGAGGCTGATCTCCAGCAATACGCAACGCTGGCGGATTATGTGCGGAGCACAAGAGCCAAGAATGATGGGAGCGAGGGATCTGGAAGCAACACAAGGGAAACAAAGCCCATACAATACGAGAATTTTGAGAAGAGTCTGGATGCAGATTCCGACCCGTTCGGAGTGATTTCCGATTCCCTCAAGACGACATTGCAGGAAGCCGGTGTCCCAGAGGAGGTTGCAGAGAAGGTGTTCGATGCAGTTTCAGCCGGGCAGGAAGGTTCCACGAAGCAACTGATCGAGAAGGGAAAGGATTGGTGTGAGGCGCAGCTGAAGAAGACATGGGGTGACAAGTACGACGAGAAGCGCAAGGCGATGAGCAGGGCGTATGTAGCGTTGGTACAACCCGATGAGAATCTTGCAAGCGCATTGGATCGTACAGGGGCAAGCATCAACCCGGCAGTGGCTGATTTGTTGGCGAGAATCGGGGAGTCCATCAGGGAAGATGGCTCATTCCCGAGCAACACCACAGCCTCACGGGGGAAGAACCCCAAGGTGCCGGTCCATTATCCAGACTGAGGAGGGTAAATGCCTGATTATTTGACATTCGCAGACGTTGCGGCCGCAACCCACAACGAGGATCTCGTCCCTGTAGTGGATGAGGTAACCAAGCGCGTAACCATGTGGAACGATGCACCGTGGAAGGCCTCGAGCGACATGCTCAGGGATATCGGTGGGCGTGAGGGAGAACCACCTCGTGGTACCTGGGTTGCCATTGACGAAGGAGCCAAGCCAAACAAGGGGTCGCAGGAGAAGTATGCTGAGGAGCTCGGCATCATTGAGGCATGGTCGAGAAGCCTGAAGAAGACCATGGATATCAGCCCCCATGACAAGGAGCTTCGCTGGCGTGAGGATCGCAGGCACCTGCGTGGACTCGGCTTGGATCTCGAGGAAGGGTTGCTGTACGGCAACCGCAACCAGGACCCGAGAAAGTTCCTTGGCTTCATGCCCCGGTTCACGAAGGTGACAGACATTGACGGGGTGGCGGGTGATGAGCAATTGCCGTTCATCACGCTTGATGCAAAGGGTGACAACGCAAATGGGATGTCTTCCATGCTCCTCGTGTATTGGGATGTGGACGAGGGTGCACACCTGTTGTATCCGAGCCACAAGAAGGACAACGGCATGGAGTTCACAGCATACCCTTATGTGGCGGAAACCCAGCCTGATGGGACGATCATCGAGGTTGCAAAGACCAAGTATGCCTGTACTGCAGGTCTTGGGATTGCCAACAGGAAGAGTGTGATCAGGATTGCCAACATTGATACCTCAACAGAGAACCTGACCACTACACTCACCAACCTTGAGGCGGCAATCTATGATGCCTTCGCGGCAATGCCCGTGGACTTCCAGAGCAGGGCGACACTCTATGCGAACAACAGGGTGATCAGCCTCATGCGCAAGGGATATGCGGGTCGTGTCTCCCCTGCAAAGTATGTCGATTCAATTCCCAAGAATGCCATCGGGGATGTCATGTTCGACTCGTTTGTTGTCCGTCGTTGTGATTCGATGCTTTCCACCGAATCCAAGCTGGTATGAGGAGGTGCTAGATGATTATTGAGAAGACTAGAACGGTATTCAGCCCGATCATGCTTCCATTGGCCGAGGTGGGGGCAAATGCAACCTACAACGGGGTGGAGATTGATTTTGGTGCAAAGAACCAGACCGTGGAGACCAATGAGGTCCTGGAGGTGTATCTGGCCGAAGGGGCGGCCTCTGCAGGTGCACCGACCTTGCAGGTGATTGTGGAGACCAAGGATCCCGAGGGTGCATTCAAGCAGGTGGCTTCCGGTGAGGTGCTCCCCCTTGCAGAACTCGGTGAAGGGGCTGAGGTGTACAAGGCCGCTCTGCCAGACGGATGCGGCCAGATTGTACGGGTCAGTCTGAAGAACGCGACTGCAGATACCTTCACTGGAGGGTCCGCAGTCGGGGTTGTGAGGCCTTTGTGATGGATACCTATGTAGCCAAGAGGGATTGCTACTGGAATGGGTTGTTCCTGAAGAAGGGACAGACAATCAAGGTGGCAAAAGGGACGGTCATCAGTTTCAACCTGCTTGAGAAGTTGGCCGAGGAAGAGCCTGCCCCCAAGAAGGCAGTCTCGAAAAAGTGAATGACAGGGGGCTTCGGCCCCCGAATTGTTGGAGCATATGATGACAGACCTTGAGCTTTACAGCATTGCACTTTCCCTGTTTGATCGCGAGGTCACCCAGGAAGACCTGGACAGCCCGAATCCCTCAAGGGAGGTGCGTTTGTGCAAGCTGTATCATAACCTGGCCCAACTCAGGGTGATGCGTGAGTTCGACTGGTCGTTCCTGATTGTCAGGCTCCAGCTTGTCTTGGAAGACGATGAACCTGGGAGGGGATATCTTCATGGGTTCCTTCTCCCGGAGGGTTTGCTCAAGGTTGTCCATGCATTCAGTGAATTCCCCTATGAGGTAGCAGGGGGGAGAATCTATACGGATCTGGATGAGCCGGTGGTATACGGCATCATGGAAAGCCTGCCTGCAAGCCATGTGCCTGCAGATTTCTATGAGTTGATTGCCTATGCACTTGCCTACCAAATCGCACCTCTCCTTGCACCGGAAGGGAAGATAGACCAGATAACGCTTCAGAAGTACACATGGGCACTCAATGGATTGATTTCCACGGAATGTCACAACAACAGCCGGGAGGGGTGACATGGCTGATGTGTTGATCAACAACTTCACGAGCGGGGAAGTGTCACCCAAGCTTGGGGGAAGGCCGGACCTTGGGATCTATCACTCCGGAGTCAGTCGGCTTGAGAACTTCCTTGCCATGTTGCAGGGAGGTATAACAAGAAGGCCGGGTACTGAATTGCTCGATACCTTGGAAAAGGAATGCAGGCTCATCCCATTCACGATCAGTGTGGATCTCTCATTCATCATCGAGCTGCGACCCGAGGAAATTTATATCAGGAACAGTGATGGGACGCTGTACCCAGTCATTGTGTCAGGGGAGGACGCTCTCGGGGGGAAGAAGGTTCCCTATACCGCTGGAGAGTTGTCGGAGATCCAGTTCACCCAGGATTACGAGACGCTGTATCTGGCACACAGGAACCATGCACCCAGACAGTTGCGGTACATCGGGGGAAGCTTCACATGGTCCACACTGGTGCCCACTACGGACAACATCTATGACGGGTTGTTCCAAGGTGATGGCAACTATCCAGGCTGTGTTGCCTACTGCAGCAACCGGCTCTGGTTTGCCTCCAGCATCAACCATCCCTACAGGTTGTGGGCCTCACGGCCATTCGTGACCAATGACTTCAGGACTTATGATGTTGTTGTCTCTGTGGACAAGGTGATCAAGGATCCCCCTTGGCCTGAAGGCTGGGAAGAGGACCAGTCACTCATCTATGAAGAGAAGACCACCTCCAGGGAAGTAACAAGTGCCGACAACGCGATGATCCTCGAGGTGGGATCCAACAGGAATGACCGGATTGAGTGGCTCACTGTCGGGAAGAACCTGGTTGTGGGTACCTCGAGCGGAGAATGGATCATGCCCGGCAACATCAATGCACTGGAACCTTCCATCGTGCAAACATCAGCGTACGGCAGTGCCCCCCTACAGGCCTTGAACGTGAATGAGGACATCCTGTTCATCCAGAGCGGACGAAAACGTTGCAGGGGCTATGTGATGGCGGATAGTGGCTACAGCAGCCCGGACCTGACTTTCACTGCAGACCATATCCTCGCATCGGGGGTCAGGGAGTGGGTTTTCCAACGCATCCCTGAACCAAGGGTATACATGGTCCTGGACAATGGGGACCTTGCAGTCCTTTCTTACAACAAGCTGTACCAGATCCAAGGATGGGCCAGATGGACATTCAATGGCCGTGTAAAAAGCATCTCTGTCGTGGATACCCCGATGGGGCAGGATGTGGTGGCTGTCATTGAACGTGGGGGTGTCTACCATCTTGAACGTTTCGATGAAGGTTCCAACACGTACAGCGATCAGCACAATACAGACAATCCCATCTCATTTGACTCCGTGATGGTCTCAAACAGGTTTGAGACGCAACTGGAAAGCGGGACCACGATAGGGAAATCCAAGAAAATCTCCAGGATTGTTTTCCGGATGCTGAACAGCGAGGGATTCCAAGCTGGGTACAACGGATTGGAGACATATGAGAAAAGCATCGAGGAAGGGGATGTGATGGTCCGGATCGGTGGCGGATATGACAAGGAACTGAAGATGGAAGTGCGGTCAATTGGGGACAAGCCGTTGACGATCCTTGCGATGGTGTATGGATTGGAGGTTGGCTGATGGGTGGATTGTTGGTATTGGGAGCTGTAGCAGGTGGACTGATGGGTGCCATCAATGGGCGCAACAAGGCTGACCAACGGGAAGCTGAGTACCAGGACAAACTAGAGGACCTGAACAGGCAGAAGACACTGCTGGATACCGGTTACAACCAAGCAAAACAAAGCTACAACCTGGGGGTGGAGCAGGCAAAGGCGGGGACAGCCGAGGCAAATACAGAACTGAACCTGCTTGCAGAGGAGACCCTTGCCAACAGGGACATGGCCCTGGAACAAACTGCAACGGCCGGGTCCATGCAAAGCACCGTGAATGCATTGCAATTGGCAACGCTGGAAGTACAGAACACCCAACAAACGGGTGCGGCTAGGCAACAAGCGGCAACAAGCGGTTTCCGGGGAACGGGTACCGCGCAAGCTCGTGTGGAGAACGCCATCAGTGCAGGAGCTACGGCAAAGGATACAGCTCGGAAACAGAACCAGATTGCAAGGTACCAGACATACACGAGTGCCTTGAACAATTATGTCTCTGCAAACCAGCAGGAAGCTGCATACAGAAGGAAAATCACGCAGAACAACAATGCCTTGGAAAGGGAAATAGGAAAGCTCGACCTGCAATTGGCGCAGGCGAAGGAGACCTATGAGCTCAAGGGAGGATACCTCGCAAGTGATATCAACTACCTCAAGACTGAAGGAAGGGAAGCCCTCGATTCAGCGAGAAAGTGGGACATCATAGGAGGAGGCTTCGGCGGGTTCTTCCAGGGCATGGCTATGTTCGCTTAGGAGAAATGCATGGGTGTGAAATCATATGTGGCGGGGCTGAAGGCTGATGCACAGGCAAGTGCCTTGGACACAGGGATGAATTTCCTCGGGGGAATAGCATCACTTGCCAAGTACGACCAAGCCCTTGACCAGGCAAAGGACAAGGCAGACATCACCCGGGAAACCACCGGTATAGAGGGGCTCAATGAGGAGTTTCTTTACAATCTCCAATACGACAGGGATTATGACAGTTACCAAGAGAAGATTGATGCGTATTTTGCCGATATCGAGATGCAGCTTGATGAGAACGAGTTGTTGAGTGATGAGGCAAAACGGACCATCAGGGATGAGTATATTCCCGTCTACAAGAAACAAATCTCCAGCAATGCGGGCATTCTCAGGACCAAGGGGAAGATGGCTGAGATCGAGGTTGAGGTTGAAGGCCTCGGGTCGGCATTGGCCAGTGACAGCTCACTGGATTATGCACAGACCCTGAAAGGGTACAAGGATCATCTCGAGGAGCTCCAGATCTTCAACGAGGCGACCGTCGGGAAGATGGTTGATGAGTATGCGTATTCGATTGCACCGGTCAAGGGAATGCAGGTGGTGCAGAAATCATACATGGATCATTATGCCGATGACAGCTTCAGCCTGACGGAAAGCATTGACCAGGTTGCCTTTGAGTTGGGGCTTGATGCAAGCCAGAAGAAGGAGATGAAGAAGCAAGTCAGTTCCTGGAAGACTGAATATGACCAGCAGATGGATACCATGTATGCCTCCCAGCTGGACGAGGTGAACGCTGGGATAGCCCAAGCATATGATGATGGTGAGATCTTTGATGTATCCATGCTTGACGGGATGATGGAAGCACTTCCTGCCAAGCATCGGCTTGGAGTATTCAAGGCCAAGAAGGATGCATATGCAAACAACGACAAGCTTCTGGAAGCATCAATCCTCAGCATAGCAGACGAATCGAGATTGCCAACTGAAGCAGAATGGAAACAGGTGGAACTGGTCCATGATCCGGAGAAACGTGATGAGTTGGGCTCGACCTTGCTGGTCGGTTATGGGGAAGCCCTTGTCTCATCCGGGAAAAGCCTATCCGAGGCGAGGGAAGCAATCCAGGGCTATGATGGCCCAGTGTCAGCAAGGGCAAGGACCAAGGCTCTGGCGATGTTCACCAAAGCACAGCTCGACTTGGAGAGTGATGTCACGAAAGTTGCAAAGGACATGCTTGCGAATACCCAGGACGAGATCGGCACAGTTTCCCGGATTCCCGAGCAGACAATTGCAGAGATTGCAGAAACCACTCGGTCGAAAGCACCGCAGCTTGACCCGGCCCAGTTGGAGGATCGCGGGGAAGAATACATAGAGGAGCATATCAAGGAAGTCGAGAAGGCAATTGTCCCAAAGATCTCTCTGGGACTGGGGGCCCCTCTGGATATGGGAGCAGGTGGGGAAGCTCCCGAGAAGGGGGAAGAGCCTTCATCAGCGGCTGTACGAGAAGCAGCCAGGGAAATCGTTGACGAGCAAGTTGAGAAAATTACACACCAGAAAAAGGAAGAGCCAGCAGAGGGGCAAGAGCAATCATCGGAGGAAGAGCCAGACCTGGAATCAGAGGAAGAAGAATCTGCAGATCCTTGGTGGTATGAGCAATATTCCGCAAAGCGTCAGGAGCGACGGAAGGGAATCAAGGAAGAAAGAGCTGCCTATCAAGCCAGACTTGCCTCCGAGGCTGAGAGTGTACAGAAGCAGGCTGGGGTAACGGCTCCCAAGGCCGAACAGATACCATCATCCCGTCCTCCTCTGGAACGAGGGATGACACAGGAAGCGCTGGTTTCTAACATGCTCCAGATCATCAAGGACGGTGAAGGGAAATATCTCACCCAGGAGGAACTCGCCCTCATCCGCAATGATGATATCAGGGAGCAAATAATTGAGATGGCCAGTACCAAGGACTCTTTCCTGGTGGACAGTCCCCTTGCACTATCCTTCATTGATTCCTTGAGACGTGACCAGAATGTATCGTCGGAGAGCCTCCGCCAGGCGGTTGAGGGATTCGTCAACAACGGTCTGATCAAGGCTGAAACTGCGCAGGATAAACGGCTCACCCAGAAGTATGCATTTGCTGAGAACCCCAAGGAGGCGGATCTTCAAGCCTATATCGGGAAGATTGCCGATGAGGTATTCCCCGTCAAGAAGGGTGAGGTCTACAACTCAAATCGGGATCGGCTGAGAACAACATTGAATGATTCGGCAAACAAGGCAATTGCAATGAATCCTGAATTGCTGGGGAGTGACTTTTCCAAGTTGCAGGCACAACTCCAGACGTTTGCCGTCAATAATCTGGCCAAGAACTCCCTCGATGACCTGGAGAAGGTCACTGACTTGATGGCAAACGGGGATATCTCCAAACGCATTACAAATCTTGAGCACAGCACGGTCTCAACATTCCTGCAGGACGTACAGGCTGGGGATTATGACGTTCTGATCAACTATGACGTGGTCCAGCAACCAGAAATCAGAAGCTTGAGGAATGCCGACAAGACAATTGTCCAGGATGCACTCTCCAGGAAACTCACTCCATATAAGGATTACCAGGAACTGCTGGATAACGGGACACGATTTGAACAATTGAAGGTGATGGCGAATGTGTCTTTCCTGATGGCAGGTGGAGCGCTTGAAAAAGCCCTGATAGGATCCTTTGGCATCAAACCCAGTGACATGAAGGTCATGGGTAAGAATTGGGCTTTTTCGGATCCGAAGGCGGAAGGATTGTACTTCATTGCCACTGATGCAGATGCCGAAAAACGAGGCACCTTGGGTTGGGGGATGGCAACAGCAGACTCCGACGGGGTTCACAACCTTGTGATGTTTGCTGATTACGTCGACCCGCAGCTCACTTATGAGATAGAGGCGCTCAAGAAACAGGCTGGGGACCCAATGTTCGATTCCAGGAAACAACAAGCGGACCGGAACAGGGACAGTGCCTCCTCGGTATTGGGCTTGGGAGGGCTCGGGATCTCACCTGTAAAAGTCCAAGAGGAGTTGGACGACAAGTACTATGGCGTTCTTGATGAGCTTGAGGCGAAACAGAACGAACTCAAGACTCTCACCGACGACATCATGGCATACCGTTACAACCTGATGGGTATGCCTGCAAATACTCTGAGAAAAAGGCTTTAAGGGATTTGTATGACAGATTTTGAAAAATTGATGCAGAATAGTGAAATCATGCGGATGCTCAAGATTGGAAACCCTGAGAGATCAAAGGATTTCGGCGTTCCCGATTTGCAGGTTGGATTGTTCGATATTGAGCAAAAGACAAGGGAAGGGCTTGAGCAAATCATCTACAACTCCCCCGATCCTGATGGTGCTATAGCAAAGCATGATACGGCCATCATGCTCAACAATTTCGGCATTGACATGGAGACCGCAAACAAGATGGCTGAGTTTGGGTTTGCCTCAGCCGCTACAGGCATAGATACACGCGACAAGACCTATTGGGAAGCATTGAAGAACAAGGCACAGGAAGCCTATTGGACCGAGATGCGTGGTATCAATACGTCATTGTACCGAATGACCGGAGATACGAAGTTTCTTGAGAATGCGGATGAGTACAATGCGAAGGCCTTGAAGGCCCCGTTGTTCGAATCATACGGGGAATTGGGTGACCTTGTGCTCTCGGGCGTACAGCCTACTGTTTCCTCCGCTAAATTCATTCTCACCAGTGCACTCCTCTCATGGATACCGGGTGGTGTCGCCAACAAGGTGTGGGGCCCGGCGGTCTCGAAAGTGCTTGCCAAGGGAGGGGGAATTGCCGCAAACGGAGTGAACCTCTTCACTACAGGATATTCCCAGGCAGGCAACGTCCTTTATGACGTAATGAACATGAGGGACGCCGAAAACAACACCCTTCCCTGGGACTCCCCTGCAGGAGGAGCCCTGTTCCACAGCCTTGCAGGCATGATGGGGCTCGTGGAACTTGGAAGCATGGAACTGTTCCCATGGTATCGCCAGCTCAAGACGAAATTCACAGACAGGGAACTGGTCAAACATCTTGAGAGAGGGCTGGCCAACGCATTCAAGAATTTCACTTTCAAGAGCATTGAAGGTACGGCAGGAGAGTCGGTGGAGGAGGGGATCCAGTCAGGCCTGGAGGATGGGTTCACCAATGCCTTGAAGGCCATGGCAAACAAGGATGGGGCGGAATTCGACCTGATCTCTCTTGGGGACAGCATAAGGAAAGGCACAAAGGCTTTCCTTGATGCAGGGAAAAGCATGTTCCTTACCAGCATGCTTTCAGCTGGTATCGGACAGGGTGTCGTTTCAGCATCCCTACGGGCCAAAGCAAAGAAAAACTTCAATACCACCGATGCCTCAGTCCCTGTGGATAGTTCATTTGTCAGCGTGCCGAAAACTGATGTCGAGGAAGATGGCAAGGAAGAACCCGACTCAAAAATTGATCCCATCAGGGTTGCCAACGTGGGGACCCATCTTGCCCCTGTGGATGAATACGAGGCAAGGAAAGCAGCCAAGGCAAGGAAAAAGAATGCAGAGGCAATGGAGGTTATTGTAGAGGACCTTGCCCCGATGGAAACGGATGATCGCATGTCCCTGCTAAACCGTGCGGCGATTGCCACAGGAGGGAAGCTTCTAGGTGATGAGAGCATAGCATTTGAGGATGGCGATGCCATGAATCGTGCAATTTACCTTCTCGCCCCAAATATCGAATCTGTGGAAGAAAAAGAGAATGGAGCTGACATCATCCTTCGCGATGAGAATGGAGCAATCCGCAGGGTTCCCTTGCGTGTATTGCAGGAAGGGCAGGAAGGTACCGACCCAGACATCAGTTATTACGATGATCCAGAGTCCCCATATAGCTTGGCAAGGGTGTCCGAGGAACAAGCTCTTGCATGGGAGGAGCGAGAGACAATCAAGAGGGCATTGGGAGACTTGTCATCCCATACGGAAGGACGTATTTCAACTGCAGATCTCGAGAGCAATGTAGATGCAATTAAACTGGTTGCCGACACACTTGGTATCAGCACTGACCAGATGCTCAGGGAGAATCTGCTGTTCAAGCTCGTGAAGGCATCTCCTGAGGGGGAGCGCGGGTATATCAACAACATAACGGTGGATGGGAAGAAACAATATACAATCCATCTCACCGAACGGGCGGATGCTTCCACCCTGCTCCATGAGATCGGGCACTTCTTGCGTGGTACTGCGACAAAGGAACAGATCGCCGAATTTACAGCCCATTATGGGAAGGGCTCCACTGGTGTCTGGATTGAGGACATCAACAAGGTGGGTGACAGATATGTTGTGGGAGACCAGACATTTGATTCATTTGAGGCCGCGTTGAAAGTGGTCGAAGCAAATGAGGAAGCATTTGCCGATGACTTTGTCAGATACTTGCGGACAGGAGAGGCCCCGACAGAAGGCCTCAGCAACATCTTCAGACGAATGAAGGCTGTGCTCCAACGTTTCGTCCTAGAGTTCGGTGGTGAGCTGGACCCAGAGGTGAAACAGATGTTTGACAACCTGATTGTCTCAAACACCAAGGAAGGGACGCCTCCCACATCAGGCCCAGGAGTGGCACTGAAACAGAAAGCCCCTGCAACAGGTTCGTTCCAGTATAGGATGATTGCGAAGAGTGCACATGAAACATTGAAGAATCCCGATGGGTCCCTCCGTGTATTTTTCCACGGTAGCGATCGTGCGATAGATGATTATAGCCCAACTCAGCAAGGGCTCATTACTGGGGCCAACAGTGCAGGCAAGGCATTCTTCTTTACTGATAGCGAGGAGGTTGCACAAGAGTATGCAGACCTTGCAGCTGAGGCTCGTGCAATGCGAGAGGAGCAAGTGCGTCTTGAGGCCTTGATGGATGATCTGAATGAGGAAAGCGAGCGCATCACCAAGCAGTGGCACAACGATGAGATTGATACAGAAGAATATGACCAGAGGCTTGAGGACTTGGAAGAGCAAATCAACCAAGCAGACGAAAAGCTTGCAAGCATAGAGTCCTCACTTGCAACAGGAGATTTCAATGCATTCCCATCAGAGGCAGACCCTGTCCTGAACAGGGTGTATCTTGGCGCTACGAATCTTCTGGAAGTAGAGGGAGATGTCAATATTGATGAGACAATCGAGAAGGCACTCCTGGAAGGGTACAATGGAGTTTATTTCAGGAATATCGGTGACTCCCCGAGCGGTCTTGAATCAGACACTGTCGCTATCTTTGACCCCGATGATATCTATTCAATTTCAATTGAGGAAGAACAAGGTCAGCAGGAGCAACTTCAGGCCGAGTATGCCGAGCTACACGACAGGTATTACAACACTGACCAGTGGATGAAGGCCCCAAATGGGAAACCTACCAATCTCACCGAGCGTCAATGGGTGCAGGTGCGTACTCCCGCATTCATAGAATGGTTTGGGGACTGGATCAATGATCCTGAGAACGCTTCCAAGGTTGTCGATGAAAATGGGGAGCCGTTGATTGTCTATCATGGTTCACCCAATGAATTTGATACATTTGCAGAGCAAAGAACATCATACGGATTTTTCTTTGCGCCAGATAAAAATACAGCGGATTTCTATGGGGGAAAAATATATGAGGTGTTTCTGGACATAAGGAACCCCGCCTATTTGGATAAGTATTCCGTTAGAAAAGAGGTGTTAACAAGTGCTTTCGGCAGCAAGTATGATCCGTCAGATTTAGGAAGCTATCTGGAGAGCCGTTATTATGATCATTCAGAATTTTCAGAGCTCGGATACCTTTGGGAACTTGATACAGAAGAAGAGCAGGATTTGAAAATCAATCAAGCCGTAGAAGCTACCGAGGGTTCAGAAGATTATGACCACATTATTGAAGATGTTATATTGTTCCGTGATGGGATTGGCGAATCGGGCGTAGATGCCAACAGGTCATACGGAACACAAGACTTCTATCAAAACTATCAAGATGATGTGCTACGTACAGCCGAGTACATTGGTTATGACGGGGTAGCGTTTACAGATCCATCCTCATCAGGGCGATCAGAATCATATGTAGTCTATAAACCCACCCAAATCAAATCCGCAACCGGCAACATCGGAACGTTCGACGGGAGTAACTCTAACATCCTCTTCCAGGAAGCTCCACCAACCGACAGCGAAGCATTCAAGCAATGGTTTGGTGAAAGCAAGGTCGTGGATGAGAACGGGAATCCGCTGGTTGTGTATCATGGAACTGATGCTGCATTTACAACTTTTAGTAATACCGGAGAAAAGCTACCATCATTGGGATATGGATATTATTTCACTCCTGATATACGTAAAGCACAACAGTATGGGGCTAATATCATGCCGGTTTATATTAGCGCTGAAAGGCTATTAGACTGGGGTAACCTAAGTAATGAAGATAGATCAAGAATTATAGACAGGTTAAATGATAAAGTCCCAGAATCAGAAATAGCAGGATATGGGAAAGAAGTAAGGAAATCTTTTGACGATACAGAAAAAGGTAGACAAGCTGGAGCAAAGTTTTTTGAGAAGAAGAAGGCCGATACAGAAAACTATTTCCATGAAAGAGCGAAAGCTAGAGAAGAACGGTCCCTAGATGGACTGAAGATTGACGTAGTATGGATGGAGCCTGGGTTTGATAACGCAAGCAATCAGGACCTCTTAGCTCTTGCACAGCAGTATGACATACAGATTGCTGAAAACCTTGGGTATGATGCTGCTCGTTTCGGTAATGAGATCGTTGTCTTCGCTCCCACAAAGATTAAATCAGTAAACAACCAAGGTACATGGGATTCAAATAATCCGAACATTCTCTTCCAGCAAGCCCCCCCTATTAATAGCGAAGCATTCAAGGCATGGTTCGGTGAAAGCAAGGTCGTGGATGAGAATGGGAATCCGATTGAATTGCTGCATGGAAGCCCGAACATGTTCGATGATTTCATTCGGACACAGGATAATGACAACGGATATCTGGGTGCTGGGTATTATTTTACCGGGGACAAGGGTATAGCGCAGACCTATGCTACAAAAAACAATATAGGATATATCTACCATGCATATTTGAAAATGGATAATCCTCTTCGATATGATCAGGAATGGGACAAAGAATGGAGTAAAATTAGAGACGAAATTGTAAAAGAGAACCCAAGAGTGGAGCAATATTCCTCGGAGTTTGGGAAGTTGCTTGCAGAGAAAATCCAATCCTATGGGTATGACGGGGTGCTTGATCTGCGCAATGGGGAGGTTGTGGAAGCTGTTGTGTTCAGGAATGAACAGATCCGTATAGCATCGGTTGAACCCTACAGTATTGAATCAGTCCCAAGGGGTCCTTTGTTCCAGGAGTCCTCAGCTGACGATCGTTATTTCAAGGCGCTGGAGGCAGGCGACGAAACCACAGCCCAACGGATCGTGGATGAAATGGCCAGAAGACGAGGGTACATCTCCTCCAATGATTTCAGGATGCAACATCAGGCTCCGAACAGCAAGGATAACTTCAGTGCCAATCTGGCTAGGCTTGACGAATCAGGGTTATTGCCAAAGGACTATTGGGATCACCCCCGCTGGTATGCAGGGGATACTGAAATGTATTCCTTCTGGAAGGTAAGGTCTGCATTGGACCGGTTGGAAAGATACGGCAGAGGGAATATCCGTCTGTATCGTGCAATCCCCAAGAATGTGAAAGAGGATTGGTTCAGAAACGGGGACTGGGTCACGCCTGATGTCGAATATGCCAGGAACGAAGGAAGGATGATCCCGGGGGGATACAGGATCATCAGCCATTCTGTACCGTTGGAGCATGTATGGTGGGATGTGAATTCCATCGCAGAGCTGGGATATGATGATGGCAGGACTTATGCATACCGCAACACCAAGAACAATCGAAAATTGTTTGATCTCATCGTGCGTGATGAGGATGGGAACATTGTACCCCCTTCAAAGCGGTTCAACTATCGCAGTGACACGTTGTACCAGAAGTCTGATCCATTACTGAAGGCTTATCGTCATTGGGAACCGGAGATTACCTCTACCGGCATCATCAAGGGTGCACCTGAATGGGTCAAGGACAGGAAGGACTGGAACAGGTTGCTCAGGGAGCTTAGAAAATATATAAGTGAGGGTGTATCAGGCCGTTATTGGTATGAAGAGAGTGCTCTGGAAGTCTGGAAAATGTTGGATCGGGATCCGGAGCAAGTCAGAAAATTCATCCAGCTCCTTGCAATATATTCGCCAAACAACAATGTTCCTGGGAACACTCTCATGGCAATCAGGGCATTTAATCATTGGAAAGCTGGGTTACCTGAAGAGTCTCTTGAGTCTGGGATAGGGGTCAATGACGAGAAGGCACGAAGGGCCTTATATCACAACGAAACATGGATTGGGAGAAAGACAGGGTCCTTTTACGATAACCTGATCAATGAATTGATCAGCAAGTATCCTGAGTCTTTCCCCGACATGGATACGAGCGATGTTGCCACGATGGACCTTTGGATGGCCCGGGCTTTCGGCTACATCGTAGAATCGTACGGCAATGACAAGGGAACCGGCAAATACTCTTTCAGCGAGAACACAACGAAGAGATTGGCTGCAGAGCGCAATGCAAAGCTGTTGCCAGGTGAGGACCCTTGGACTCCACATCAGGTGCAGGCGGCAATTTGGACTGCTATGAAGACCAGGTATGAAATGCCTCATGTCAAGGCCATGACGAATAAGGTTTCCCTTGAAAAAGGGGATGCATGGCTGGATGACGAGGGGAACGTGCAATATGCCTCTTCCGGGGAGAAGCGGGTAAATCATTTACAGAGATGGAGAAGCAATGCGCTGAAGTATGCTGGGACATCAGAGGAAGTGAGAAAAGAGGCAGAACGTTCAGGGTTTTCCTTCAAGGAAGCTATACAGGCATCCTCCCAGGTTGTTACCTGGGAAGCAATTCCTGCACCCGATCTTGGTTATGAAATCAATAATGCTTCTATTCCTGTACAAGAGCAATTCACTAGGGAAGCTCTTGCCCTAGTTGTGGATGTGGGGGGGAAAGACCTTCTTGCCGAGGCATTGGGGGTTCCCACAACAAATACCTTGTTGAGCTATAAGGGATCTCAGTCCAGAATAGCCCCGGCTGTTATATCTTCCCTATACCCATCAAGGGTTAAAGGGCAAGATCTTTCCTTTGATCAGGTGAGAAAATATGCGAGGGCATTGCAATACATCTTCAAACAGGATGTTGTCCCTTTCTTCCGTCCGAATCCTGTTCCGATTTTCTCAAAGACAGAATCTGAAGAACTCATGTTCAAGGTGGTTAAATATAAACGGGATAAAAACGGTAAGGTGGTAGGGCAAACCACATTACAGAAAAGCAAGGTTAACACCCAGGCTGAGGCAGATGCATATAGGAGTGAATATCTCAAGAAAAATGAGAAAGACATCAAAAAGGGCAAATTGCAGGAAGAGGATATTGCCATAGTTGGGGGAAAGTATGCACGAGCGGTGAAAATTGCCTTCAATGCAGATTTGAGTCGTGAGAAAGTCACTAGGATTGCAACATTGTTGGGAAATATCTTTGAGGATGTAGGGTTTACACAATCAGCCCCCGATGAGATAATAATAGTGAATCCACATACGGATGATGTTTCCCATGTACCAAGAATATACAATGAGGATTTCCTTGATGTACTTGGGGAATTCATAGAAGATTATGCTGATGATTTAGGGATAACTGAATCCGGTAAAATATGGGTTGAGGGAGAATACGGATATGATGCGTCTGAAGGAAGGAGTGAAGGTTCCGAAAGGGAAGGGATCCTTGATAAAGGAAATATCAGCCGACGATCCGATTTATTCTCGTGGGTGGTTGATCGGGGGAAATTATACGAAGAGCTCCTCGAAAGATACTCAGGAGAACAACTCAGAAGAACCGAAGAAAGACTAAGGACATCACTGTTCCAGAAGGCGCCCCCGGTAGGGTCCGTCGCCTTCGATGAGAAATTCAAGAACACCAAGATAAAGGACGCAAATGGCAACCCGTTGATGGTATATCACGGGTCTGCTTCGTTGTTTACGGATTATTCCTCGAGATTGTTGGGAAGAAACACTGATGCTTTGGATGCATTGCAAGGACATTTTTTCTCAACCAGCAAAGACACTGCAAAATCATATGCCGTAAGTGCAATGCCTCCTCGGGCTCTGATCCTGAAACAACTGAGAGAGGAGCTGTACCAGGAGTTGCATGATCGGGGATTGTCTCCGAATGCTGACGATCCAGTGGTTAGACAAATCAATTGGGTTGATTCCAGCCTTGAGGATATTGAGGATCTCATAGACAGGGGAGCGCAGAGCTGGGACCCGACCATCATAGGGGCATATGTAAATCTCGAGAACCCTGTCGAGATTGATTTGACAGATCCCACGGTGAGTGATGAGTGGATCGGCATGATTGCCCAGGCAAGGCAAGATGGACATGATGGGGTGATCCTCATCAATGATAGGTTTACCGATGAGAATACCATCATCGTATTTGATGATGCAAATATTGGTTCTTCTGCATATTACTTGGGGAGCGAAGGGTTCGAGGAAGAGCACGAATTCACTCATGAGATCGACATGGATTCCATGCTGAAGGGAATTGATGTGGAGGTCCGGGGTGAATTGGAAATCATCAGGCATGATGATAGTGAGAACTACGACGAGGACAACCTACAGAGAATAATCAATGTCATAGACGAAGAACTCATGGACCTCAAACCGGAGTCAGGCGTAGACCAGAAGTATGATAGTCAATTCCCAGATCAGTCATTGTTTGGACTGGGGAAAGCTGCCAGCAAGGAATTACCTGGTTGGGGGCCTTTGAGAGGGGATCCGACGCAATGGGGGTATGACGGCACAGAATCCTCACCAATTATCGATGGGGATTGGAGACGATTCAGGAAAATAGATTTCAAGGGGACGAAAGTCAGGTCATCCACTGATTTGGCAAAACTCTTTTCAATATATCGGAACCCGAAAGTTGAATATTTCCACGTCATCATCACCAAGGATATCGGAGAAGGGGCAGTAGAAATCCTTGAGCATCATGCTCTTACCTCCGGGCTCCCAGGTATGACGATAGGAGTTACCTCACGCTTTCCCAAAGACATACTTGAAATGATGATTGATAGACGGGCGGATGGGTTCTTCCTCCTGCACAACCACCCCTCTGGGAATGTCAAACCTTCCAAGGAGGATTTTGGGGTTTCACGGAACTATAGTGAAAACATCCCTGGATTCAAGGGGCATATCATTCTGGACCATAATAAATTTAGCATGATCAAGTCGGATATGAGCACTGAGCTCTACACATTCCTATCTGGTGAAGGTTTCCATAAGGTTCCGATGCAACCAAGGACATCCCTTGGCATTTCATATTCTCATGAGGCAGTCGGGCAATATGCTCTTTCGATTATGAAAGATAGGAAGGGGATTCTGTTATATGTCAACACCCAGAACGAGGTTCTGGATGTACAGCCAATCGAAGATACAGTGGATTTTGACGATGTGTTTGCAACCATAAAACGAGAGGGTTATGTATATGTGTTTGTTGTGACATCGGATGAAACACTCTATGAAAAGGCCATCGCTGATGGTGAAGAACGGTACCAGAATGAAGGAGTATTCGTCAGGGATGTGATTCTTGTCAAAGACAATGAATTTGTCTCTGCTCTCCAGTCAGCCGAAATTTACAGTACGTCAATTTTCTCTTGGCAACAAAGGGAATACAGAAGACGTCATAGAAATCATGAGTTTGACAATTATGTATTTGAAAGTTCCCCCACCTTATATCAGCTCTCTGAAGAAGCGAAACAAGAGGTTCTGCGTAGAAGGGCGGATGAAGTAAAGAAGGCGGTACAGGCCTATTACTGGATCCCTGACAAGATTCTGGAAGAATATGCTGGACAGGAGTGGGCGGATAGGGAACTGCAGTTCAGGGAAAGGCTGAAGGAGTTCCCCCAACTGCTTTCAATGGCAAAGGAATTTGTCGACCTCGACGAGTACCTGGAATACATGAGAGGTGAGGTAGGCCCTTGGCCAGCAGTGGATGAGTCCTTCTATCGAAGGGTTCATGCATACTCACGAATCATGACCCCTAAGGAAAAGGATGCACAATTTGTCCGGCTGCATACAGGGACCGACAAGGCTCTCATTGCGCTGGGGAGAACTCTCAAAGGGTATCTTGATGTTGATCCGAAACTGGATAGGGTTGTTCATCGCTGGGGATCCTTCAGGGGAGTTTCTACCTTTGTCAAGCAATTGGATACTGACTCCACTGCAGAAGAAATCCAAAGGGCACGAGCATTGGTCCAGCAAGATCCCAGGCCATACAGAAGGGCTCTCCAGTATATCGAGCAGGCTGAGGATCGTGTGAAGGCGTATAGGGGAGAATTGCCGAGCGGTCATGCAGACAGGGAAGCCTACTATGATTCCCTGGGGGAAGATATCCAAGAAGCGCTGGACAGCCCGATGAACTATGACGATATGAGTGATCGCGAGGTAGCAGCCCATCTCAGGACAACTACCGATAAGCGGGATCAGTACAATGCCAGGGAACGTCTTGCCACTCATAACGGGGTACTGGCTCTTGAAAGACAGGCAAACAAGGAACTGAAGGAGTTGGGGACCCAAGCAAAACGTGACATCAGGATTGTGAAGGAGGAACTCTCCCAAGCCCGGAAAGAATTGGCTGATACTAAACACGCCCTAGAGGAACAAGGGGAATCACTCAAGGAACTCGAAGAAAAAGCAAGGAAAAACGGGGATACCACCCAACTCAAGAAGGCCCTCGAGGAGCGTAGGGAAAGAGTAAAAGATCTTAGGTCGCAACTTACGAAAGCCAATGAGAGAACAAGAGTCCTTACTTCCAGAGTTGAGACACTCGAGAAGCGCGAGGCTTCGAGGAAGTTGCGTGACGAGATAGAGAGGTTGCAAAAACGCATCAAGGAGAAAATTGTCTTCAAGCCGGAGACTCTGGATGCCTCATATGAACCGATGTTCTCTGCAATCCAGCGCTTGTTCGGGGAGAAAATGTATCCGGTGAATCTGCCTGAACAAATGGGGCAGTATTTTGGATCAGACATGATGAAGATGATCATGTACGGCAAGCCGATTGGGGAATGGTCCTTGGAGGATCTGGGGGCTCTCTTGGATGGGGCCCACCTGATGAGACTTGACGCACGGGTCATGCTGGAAAGGAGAATCCTTGAGCGACAGAACAGGTTGCAGAACATTGCTGTGCAGATTTATCGCCAGAGTTATGGAGAGAATCCTGAGATTAACCCGGGATATGGATCTGTTGTAGGGGATATCCTCGATGATCTCACCACCAAGCGGGAACAGTACCAAGAGAGCACCTTTGCAGCCATCTTCAATACAATCAAATCCTCCATCGGGAAGATGCAGAGGATTGCGCGTATGCTCGATGGGAACAAGGAAGGGTATTTATATGATCTGTTGGTGAGGCAGGCGTATGAGAAGCAGACAGAAGAGCTCAGGGAATCACTACGGAGAATAGAAGAAGCCGACAAGGTGATGAAGGAACTTGGTATCGATAACAGGGCTCTTGCGAAGGATGCCTACACTTACACGATGTATTCCGGTCAGAAGAAAACGCTCACCAAGGGGGAAGTGATTGGGTTGTATGTGTATTCCCAGAACCCGATTGGTCTTCAGAAGCTCATCCATAACCGGGGCAACGGTATTTCACTGGATCAGATCAATGAGGCAATTGACACCCTCACCGAGAAGGAGAAGAAGTGGGGGGACTACATGATTGACAGTCTTGGGGGGGATGAGACTTGGGAACGCATGCGCGATGTCTATTATGAGGTGTACAACCAGAACCTTGGCAGGAGGGAAAGATACTTTACGTTTATTGCCGACGGGGTAGAGGATGAGGGCAACATGGACATCATCAATGGGGCGATGCGTGAATCCCTCCGTTGGGTGGACAAGGGCATGACCAAACCGGTGAATGTACATGCCATCTATCCCCTGAAACTGAACGTGACACACACCTACACCAGCCAGATCAAACGGCAGGAACACTTCATCCAGTGGGCTGATTGGGTCCGGGACATGAATTACCTGATGGTCCGTGGGACAGTGGGCCAGAATATCAGGATGCGCTTTGGGAAACGATACTATGACCAGGTGCTTGAATATATCAAGGATGTAGGGTCCCCGCAATCTATCATGGACGATATCGAGAAACTGGGGAGCAAGATTGTCAGCAATGCAGCTGTTGCTGCACTTTCGCTTAATTTCCTTACAATGCTGAAGCAGTTGCCCTCTTTTTCCGCTGCAATCCGTGGTGATATCGGGGCAATTGAATTGGCACAGGCAGCTCTCAGGCTGACAAATCCTAGGACAAATAAGCAGGCGATTGAATTTATCCATGAGATGAGTCCGTATATGAAGAAGCGTGCAATCTCCGTCGAGGTGGAGAAGTACCAGGCAACGGATTTCGATGGGGCTTTCTCCTCGAAGGTACAGGAATTCAACGAAAAAATCGGTATGAAAGGAATCCAGATGATGGACCATGCGGCGGTATATACCCTCTGGCTTGCCGCCTATGACACATATATCAGGAGGAACCCGGAGAACATGGCTGAGCAAGCGCTGAGAAAGGAAGCCGCATTCAGGGCTACCCAACTGATCAGTGAGACACAGCCGACATCAATTACCACGGATCTAGCCGGGGTACAGAGAAAGAAAAGTCCCTGGGTGAGGACAGCATTGCTGTTCACGAACCAGATCTTCCAATACATCAACATGGTTTGGTACGACTTGCCGACAAGCTGGAAAAATTACCAGATGACCAAGGATCCCCAGCAGATAAGGAAGATGTTCGGGATTGTGATGAACATGGCAATATCCGGTGGGCTGATCATCTTGGTATCTGGGGCTGCCTTCCGTAGGGATGGGGAAGATGACGATGAATACTGGAAGAGGCTGAGAAATGAAGTGTTCAGTATGATTGCGAGCTATTCCCTTCCGTATGTGGGGAGCATGGTTTCCCAGGGATTGAGCGGATTCTATGGTGGGGATCTTGTGGACCTCCCGTCTGCATTTGGAAGGGCGCTGGGGACCGATTGGACTGATTGGGAAAAGATGGACAAGCGAATTTGGGACCTTTTGGATGGGGTGGGGGCAATCCAAGGTTTGCCGACAGCCTTCATCAACAGAGCAATAAAGGCATACGAAGGAAGAAACCCCTTTGAATTGTTCGGTGCCAACTATGGCCGTTTGTGGGAGGATCAATGAGCAACCAGTATAACAATGCAGGTAAGAGCCTCATAGTAGATGAACTTATCGAACTCAAGGGGGTCAAGAAAGACTATGTAGCGAAGTTCGCCCAGGGATTGGATGCACAACTGCTCAAAAGGGATACCTCTGCAATCAAGGCACAGATAGATGAAATTTCTTCAGATAATCATGTTACTCCCCAAGAAAAACAGATTCTTGCCCGTGAGTACCGGATAATCATGAGCAACCATGCTCTGATGGTCACCAAGTCAGAGGAACAAGAGATTACCGGTACTTCTGAATACCAAGTGTACATATCTGCATTCAATGCTTTGGGTGGATATCTCCAGCCTCTTCTGGAAGACTTGGGGACTTCATCAGAAATTGCCTCCCATCAAGAAATGATGGCTCTTTTCAACAATTATTACGACACGTCCTCGATTTTAGAAGAACGCTTCTTCCAATATACGACAGGCATGTTGAATGGTTTGGATTGGAGAGAAAGGTTCGAGGTGCGCATCAAAAGTACATTGGGGTTATCTGTTCCCCTTGATAACACTTCCACCACTCTCTCCGTTATGCTTTTACACAACGGGGAAGATGTCACTGCGGAGTATGCCGATACTGACTTTTCCTGGAGCAGAATAACGGAGGATCGAACGGGTGATGCTGAATGGGGAGAAGGGAAGGACCTTACAGGCAAGACTCTCACAGTTTCCTACAGTGATCTTGTCTATGGATATGGATCTTTCATGTGTAAATTCAAATCCTATTACAGCGATTCGATGTACTACGAAAAGAGTGGTTTCATCACGCTCTCGAAGGAAGTTCCGGGTCCTCCTGGAGAAGATGCCTATCAATTACAGATCATCAGCCATAACGGGACAGTATTCAGGACAACAGATACGTTTTCAACGGTCATGGAGGCACGGGTTTGGAAAGGGGGTGAGGATATCACAGCGAATTTCACAGATGAGGATTTCAGGTGGCGGAGGGTCAGTGAGGATACCCATGCTGACGAACTTTGGAATGCAACCCACTACTCTACAGGTGGGAGGACATTGACAATTACCCAAGATGATGTAGTCGGGAGGAGCAATTTCTTCTGCGACTTGCTGAGGGAAAGGAGCTGAAATGGCAGTATCAATTGGTCAGATAACAATCATGGATTTCAATGATGCAGTTACCCTTACAGGGTATATCTCATCAAACCACAATAAGTCCATTCGTTACAATGGTGACAGTCAGACGTATTTACCTGATTTTACCGACAACAACTTGGTGCTTACACCAAGCCTGTTCAAAGCTGGTAGCAGTACAGACTTGATGGTGGCAGGGACAAACATCAAGAGTGTTACATGGAAGAGGAAGAGCAACCTTCAGACTGGGGAGAATGACCTAAGCTCGGGGGAGACTGTCGCATCATCCTTCCCAAAGGCGCTTACTGTTTCGAGCCAGCCTTTCAGTGCAACCGTATTCTCTGTGGAATACATCTGCACCATTGTTTACACCGATCCAACTACCGGATTGGATCTTATCTACAAGAATTCCGTCACCTTCAACAAGGTTACCGACGGGAACAATATTGCAATTGCTGAGATTTCTGCTGATCCCGGGTTTGTATTCAAGAACAAGGTGCCTTCCTCTACGAAGTTGACGGCCCATCTGTACCGGGGTGCCACCAAGGACACCACGAACCTTACGTATCAATGGCAGAAGCTTGTGGGGGCAACATGGACGGATATAACCTCTGCTACATCTGTGGACTTCACGGTGAATCAGAGTGATGTTGCAAGCATACAGCAATACCGGGTAATCATCTCGGATACAGTGGCAGCTGATACCCACACCTCTGATCCTGTAAGCGTCATGGATTTCAACGACCCAATCCAGGTTGTGGTGAAATCCTCCAATGGTGAAATCTTCAAGAATGGTGTCATTTCCACTGATATAACTGCTCATCTTTACCAGAATGGGGAAGAGATAGATGCTGCAGGGACTGAATATACCTACACATGGGCGAAGGTGGACAAGGATGGTACCAGTTCTCCGTACGGTACGGGGAAAACCAAATCGGTTGGGGCATCCGATGTGGAAGCAAGATCAACATTTATTTGTACAGTAAGCTGAGGGACGTTCATGGCAATTGGTATTGGACAGATAACAATAACAGACGTACAGGATGGGGCTCTCCCGCAGGCAGAGTACGCCTCCTCCACTTCGGCTACGACCCCGCCCACTACGGGGTGGGGATCTTCTGTCCCAGCACCACAATCAGGATATTATGTATGGAAGCGTGAAAGGCTTGCCTACGCTGATGGGACCTATACCGCATGGGACGCCCCTATCAGGGTTACCGGGGACAAGGGTGATACTGGCCCAAAAGGGGATACTGGAGAACAAGGCCCTCAGGGACCTCCAGGCAACCCGGGAGAACTGGGTATCTATGCTGATGGGACAACCCTACATGTCAAGGGATTTGCTGAGGATGGAACGCTGACTGCACCATTTGCCTATTTATATGCTGAAGGGGCAAGGCATCAAGTAAACGCATATTCAGAGACCCTTACCAATGATGGTCAAGGGTATGTCCTCTTTGACGGAAGCTCAATCCATTTTGCAAAACTCACAGCAAATGGAGAGTCCAAGAAATGGGTGTCCTACAATACTCTGGAAGAATACTCAACATCGATGTTTGTGATTGGTTCATTCGTGAAGAATAATGGCATCATTTCTGATATAGAGGTACTTCCTCCACAAAGAATGGATCAGTTTGAGATACGCCACTTCATGGAAATTCTGAAGTCGGGTGATATCCAAGATATTAACGTGTGGGCACAGGCAAATGGCATCGGAACGGTATTTGAGAGAATTGCAACGCTTGAGGCGTTCGTTAAAAAGCTATTTGCAAATCAAATAGAGATAATGAGTGGAGGTTCTCTTTATTCAAGGTATACATCAGATGGGAATCCTCCTTCATCGGGCGCTGGTTTCTATTTATCCAGCAGCGGAGAATTTAAATCCAAGAATGTTGAATTGGTTAATGGTGCAATTTTCTCAGGGTTTACCAAGGAAGGAGTACCTTCTGAAGACGGAGTAGGATATCACTTATCTCCTAATGGGCTTTTACAAGCAATTAATGCCAAATTAATTGGTACTTTAAGAACCGGAAAAGATGCGGCAACAAATGCGCGGGTGAGTATTCGAGATGAAAGCGGAATTATTTCAGGGCCGACTTTTTATGGTTCTGGTTTGAATGATTTGACAATAATTAAATCTGGAGCAGTTGCAGTAAGTGCAAGGGTTAGAATAAGGACATTAGCACCAATCTACTCTATAGGTGATATAGGACCAGGTGGTGGGAAGATTTTTCATATTACAAATGACACAGTATATGAGTGTTCTCCAGCGTCCACACAGTCTTCTCGGCTGAAATGGGGGCCTACATCTCCTTATAAAGGGCTTCCAACTGGTGTTGGGACAGGAAAGAGTAATACAGCAGCAATCATTTCTGCTTTTGGTAGTTCGGCTCCTGCTGCTTCATTTTGTAATAATTTATCTTATGGTGGATATAGTGATTGGTATTTGCCTAGTTCTGAAGAATTAAGACTAGCTATAACTACATTAGGCCCAGCGTATGGATTTGGTACTGGCGTGCATGATAGTTATTGGTCTTCTAGTGAAATTAGTGAATACCCCACTAATGCAAGAACTTATAGTATTTATTGGGGAGCAACTTCGACGGGCAAGACATCAACTAGCACACAAATAACATGGCCTTATGCTAGAGCTATTCGTTCTTTTCCAATCCCCAAAGATACATTTGATGTATCAGTCAATAATGGAAGTTCATACGGTGCCGAAATTACAATACCTATAAATAAGAAATATACAATAAGTGGATATGATATCACATTCGTTTTCGGCTCATATACAGGTCACACCTCTGGAAGTTATTGGGCATTTACTCAAGGTGGGATGAAAGGATTATCAATTCAAAATTCAGGAGGAACTGAATATGTTTCTGCCTCAGCTGGGGTTTTATCTGCAAAACAGATAAATACACAAGGTACGTCAAACAAGGTATATGGAGCGGTGGCTAACTGATGGCATGGGCAACAGGGGAATTGATTACCGCTTCAAAACTGAACTCCGAAAATACTGTGAAGAAGACTGCATACAGTGCATACGACGCATGGGGTTCAACCTCAAC